CCATTTTTTAAACAAATATAAACTCTAAAATCACTATTTAAAACATAGTAGTTAGAGGAGTATAATGATGTTCCTTGTGCGTGTTTTGGTGGATTAGTAATACTATAATCATGTCTATAGTAATCGTAAGTTGTACCTGAAGTCCAAGAATTTTTTGTTACAACCTGTTTGACATCACTCGCATTTATTTTCTTTAAAGCAATAGCGGTATCCCAAAAATCATTATGATTAGTAAAATTATCAATAGGAGAGGGTGGATCAGTATCCCAATCTGATTGAATTGCTGTTGGATCTGTTAAACCAACAAAAGAATAATATGAATTTGTAGACGTTGAAACCCCTGCAACAAAATTCTTTGCATTTAATATTCTTATCTGATCAGTAATTATAGCTGCCATTTGAGATTTTTTATTTATTTATGTGGAATAACTTTGAGTTTTTAAAATTGATTCTCTCTTAATGATTGGCCCTGTCAATATACCAGTCACACCATTAGATGTGTTAACTGGATATGATCGAACTGTGTTTCTATCATTTAGTTGTAATTTTCCATAACTATAATCACCAAAGTACATACCAGTGCCTAATCCAGTTAGACCATTGAGACTGTTAACACTAACCACAACCTGAGTAACGACTGTAGATCCAAATCCCATCGCATCAGTGGTGACACCTAATGTACGATGAGCAACACGATAAACATTATCAATGTATGTTGTTCCTACACCTACAGCACTGCCATCTGTATTTAGTGATGTTAATCCATGACCTACATTAGAGTTTGTTACGATAAAGAAATCACCTACATTTAATCCTGACGTGACAATACCACTATTGTTACCTGAACCCGACGCACCCTGTGTAAACTCAGATTTTCTCAAGAATGAGTCTGCTGGTATTGTTAAGTCAAAAACAAGACCTGTAACAGCGACACCAGCTAATGAAGTTGTTCCAATACCAGTTATAATACCATGATCACCATTATATGATATAACTGTGTTTGTCTCTTCAAGAACAGGATCAGCACCGATAAGAACGACTGGTGGATTTGCATCACTATAACCCGTTCCAGCAGTTGAAACAGTTATACTTGTAACCACACCATTTGTAATTGATGCGGTTGCTTCTGCACGAGCAGTTGTTCCAAGTCCAACAGGATTTTGAATGGTTACAGTTGGAGCACTATCATATCCTCTACCACCAGTTGATATTGCAACTGATGATATTGTTCCAGCAGCAGAAACTATTGCAGTTGCTGCAGCTGCTAACCTCTCAACATTATTAATAAACACTATGTTTTTCTGGAACTCAGTTGATACGTTATTTTCATTTTTAACGTTAAAGAATGGTCTTACACCAGTTACATAAGCAATTGTTGTACCAATGCCAACTGTTTGAATTAAGTTAGTGGTTGGTGTTATATTTCCTTTATATAAGTCTCTGTCTTTATGAACTATCTTACCTTCAACTATTTTATCTTCAGTTTGCTTTGTCCAAACGATTGGTCTATAAACTCTAGTATCTTCAAAAACACCGGGGCCATCATAAGTATTTGTGTCAACAGAATTTGATGAAGTGATTTCAATAACACTTCTTGATTGCTCTTGTAAGAAACTTTCTTGATTAAGAGATTTTGCATATCCTAAAGTTAAATCATCACCAACTTTAACAGTTTCAATAATATCTCTGTCTATAACATCTGCACCACCTGTTCCACGATAGAATAATACTTTTAAGGTATCTCCAAATTTAGGTGCCTCATCAAATGTGATATTACTACCACCGAGGAAGGTATAAGATTTTCCGGGTATTTGAAGGATATCATTAACAAATACGAATAATGTATCTTGAACTGTAACCGGTGATCCGGGTCTTGCCTGAATTGATAATGAGTCTCCACCAACAGTTAGTGGGAATGTTCTTCTTGATCCGTCAAATAAATTTTGGAAAGTATCTAATACTTGTAATGATCCAACAGACCAACCACTAAAGTTATCACTTGATATGTCATTTATTGTTATCTTAAATTCTTGAGTATCAACAAAACTTGATGTTGTTGGAATGCCAGCAGATCCTGTGAGAGATAGTGTAAGTATTTCACCAATACCATATCCATATCCAGTATTTGTGATTTTGAAGTCCATCACAGTTGAACCTTGACTTACAACGATATCTGCTCTTGCCTCTGATCCAGCAAATCCCGGAGATGATGTGCTATGAATTAATTGCATATCACTGTATGATAAAGGATCATCAATAACGATCTTAGTTAATTGATCAACTCTACCACCCCTTGCATAAAGATGAGCTCTTGTTGATATGCCACTGTTAATTTCAAACTCAGTTGCACTTAGAACTCTTATTACTGATGCACCATCAAATGCCACATCCTGACCACTTGGTGAATTGTTATTTGCTCTTGGTGCAATTATTGCTGGTTGTATAAATCCACCAGACACATATTGTGTAGGAACAGTTGACACACCAACATTTATTGTGAATTGAGTTGCACTTGCAACACCTACAACTGGTGTTCCATCAAATGCAGGATCACCTTCTCTTGGATATTTGTGCTGAGTTGCATAGTTGTTCTTAGAACATGTAAATCTTAGCGACTCTTTCTTGAGTTTGATACTTCTTCCGGGTAATAATGTGTGTGCACCTATGGTAAGGACTAATACACCTGTATCAGCAGCGTACGTCGCGTCAGACACGTCGTAGAAGTTAAGTTCAGATTTACCAACATTAATAGTAATGGTGTTAGTAGTTTTAGCGGTAATCGCAGTTTGTATACCAGCTATTGGATCAGTTGGTCTTGGATATGGATGATCACTTCCGTAATGATCCATCTCACATGAGAACACAATTGAACTTGTTCCGATACCAACGGTATCACTTGTAGATAATCCATGATTTGGTATTGATATAACAAATTCACCAGTTGATGCATTATACGTTGCGTTTGTTGGTGTGAATTGAGTTCCGACACCTGTTGTTACTGCATTTGGAAGCGCATATCTGAACGTATGAGAATAATCTCCACCTTGTATTACCGCACTACTTGCAGCACCTATGAATCTGTGAGTATATTGTTGACCAATAGGAGATTTGGATACATCTAAAGTTATAGTTGTCGCTGTTGTTGATGCAACTGATATTGCAGTATCAAAGAAACGATCTCTGTTTCTTGGATAGATATGATT